GTGGCACTGATCCTTGTCTTCAAGGATGAAATCGGTCGTGAAGAGTCCAGCTCTCCACGCGACGGTCGTTGACCTTCTGGACGAAGTGTGCAAGATCTGGGCTGCTCATTCAGGTGTGCAGCTCGAGATCCCGCCCTGTGTCCGGTCAGGCGACCTCCGACAACTCAAGGAGTTTTGCGTTGGACTCCTTGAAAAACCAACAACGCACCCTTGGGGTGCGGCCCTTCGAGCTGCAGAGAGTCGTAAGGCTTTGTCTGTGGCGGGGTCGCTCTTCCTGTTCAGGAAGGCTATTCCCGCCGAGTGGGATGAAGGGTCGATGTTCCGTAGTCATAGGGCTTCACTCGTTCCTGAGTGTCGTCCCCGTGCTAGGGAGGATTTACCTCGTGGTTACCTTCAACATGTCCGCCGGGTCGTTGCCTCTCAGTTCGCTGAGGGGTGGGACTCGGGTTATCGGGCTCGTTGCTGGTCCGCGACTCCTTCGGTGGGCGCTTGCACCGGTTCTCCTCGTTCCAGAGGAGGTACCAGAGCTCTGCGTTTAGACCGCTCTCTCTTCTTGCGTCGTGTCTTGGGCGACGAGTATTTCGAGGTCGACAACCTCGTTTCTTACTGCGTCGTTCCCACGGGCGGGAAGGGAAGAGGCGTGACTGTCGCGTCGTCGGATATGGGTCTTTTGGGCCCTCTCCATTCGACTTGTTACGACGTCATGTCTGAAATGCCCTGGCTTCTGAGAGGGGAAGCCAAGCCCGGTCGTTTCCGGCGTTTCCAGCGCCGGGAAGGGGAGGTCTTTGTCTCTGGCGACTATGAGTCGGCATCGGACAATCTTCGGGTTGAGGTCGCTGATACTATCATTGATGTCCTTCAGTCGAGGTCTCGCAAGGTTCCGTCTACGGTCTGGAATGCTTGCAGGGCCTTTTTGAGGTGCAGGGTGAAGTATCCCGACATCGACCGGCCGCTAGTTTCGGAGGGGCAGATGATGGGAAATCTCATGTGTTTCCCCCTTCTGTGCCTTCAGAACTATGTCGCGTTTCGGTGGGTATTTGACGATACCGTGCCGGTGAAGATTAACGGCGATGACATAGTCTTTCGCGCTCCTAGGAGTGACTTTGACCGCTGGGCTGACTTCGTCGGGCGTGTGGGTCTCGTTCTCTCGAGAGGGAAGACGCTTGTTGATGAGAGGTTTTTTTCTCTCAACAGCGCCTTTTTCTGGTCGAGACCGACCCGCGCGCCGCGACCCGTGCCTGTCACACGCGTGGCCTGCTTTTCTAAGCAGTTTGAAGATTGGGGCTCCCTTGGGGGCTCCTTTCTTTCCATGTGTCGAGGCTACTCGGGTGAAGCCAGGGTTCTTGCGGAAGTTTGCTTCCTGAAGCGATTCCGCAAGAGGATTCTGCAGGCGGGCAGATCCGTACGCAGGGGGTTGTGTGTCCCTGCTTCCACTGTCGCCCTCCAAAGGTCCGGCCTTTGGCGACGTGAGTGCTGGTATTTTGAATCAGTTCCGGAATCCTCGGATTCCCTTCCTGACTCGCCATGCCGGCTGAAGTGGGGTGCCATTCCTGATGGCTGGAGGCGAGTGCCCGAGCACTCTGTAAGGTTGCACAAAGAGGTTGTTTTTCACCGTTCTGGTGAGAAGCCTCCTCCTGCTCCTTCTCGACCTCTCGAGGTTGAGGCGTTGCAGAGATCCTTTTGGAGTGCTCTGGCCGCTCGTACCTGGGAGGAGGCTCCGCTCAGAGGGAACCTCCTCGACGAGTACTGGCGTTCGGTGCTCGCTACGAGTAGGGAAGGACTGTATACAGACTGGCGCAAGTCCCGCACTAGGTGGCGGTTTGGCTCTCGAGTCACTGCTAGGCCTATGCCTTGCTCTGATCAGTTTAAGGTCCTTTGCCGCGTGACCAGGAACGCGGCTGACAAGTGGACTCCTAGGAAGAGGGGCCGCCTTGTGTGGTGCCCTTTCGAAGAGCCCGAAACGGAGGAGGAAGTTTGGCCGTTCTCAGTGTCCGATTTAGCCGAGTACGAGAAGCTCTCTTTTGAGCCTCCCGCTTACTATGACGCTTTTGACGAGCGCTTTGGACTGGGTTATCGCTGAGTCGCGTGGTCTTCGTGACCTATGATTCAACGTCTGGAATGAGACACGGGTCTTTCCGCCCCTGTTTAATTACGAATCTTATGGAAGCCAGATTCGGTGGCTATACTAGTTGTTGAGATCGATCAGTACAATCTTGGTGATAGTGATCCGGGAGCTTGCTCATGTGGACTTGATTCCACCCCCGGGGACGCAAGGATCACGTACTTTGATAATTCATTCGCCGGCCGTGGTGTGGGAATTGACCCCCGTCGAGCGGTTCTCGATGCCCTAGGGCTGAAGTCGAGTTTACTACCTGAGGGGTAGGCCCGCGGCTAGAAATGAGGCTATAGTATGGGGGTTGGGCGCCAGGCTCAACTTGCCAAGAAAGCCTCCGACGAATGAATTTGAAGAAGACGATCGAAGGGAGAGTCCTGCTCTCGATCTCAATCTAGTGGAAGATGGGATTTAACCGACCCATCCGATTAAGTTTCGGCTACTCCGCGAGGAGGGTTAAATAAGCCGGGTTCCGCCCCTGTCGACCAGCG